GCCAACTTTGGTTCCCACACTGTCGCACTTACGGGAAGTGTATTAGTACACTCATCCTATGGTGTAACAGTAACAGCACCCGTATCAAGTAGTTCGATCGCGGAATGCTGGGGGACTATGCGCTGGCGTCTACGCGACCCTCATCCTGAATTGCCCAGTCCCACTTGGAACCAGGCATTCGGGTCAGCCTTCGGATTTTCCGTTGGTGAGATCCCGATTCAGGTGTGGAAAGCGCTACCCTGGACTTGGTTTATCGATTGGTTTGCTAACGTTAGCAACGCCCTCGAGGTCTCGAAGAATCTTATATCTTACGAGCCCAGTGCCATCTGCAAAATGGTGAGAACCACCCGCAGTGACACTTTCTCCAAGGTTCATCCCTCGCCGACTAAGTTGTTCGACGGGGGAACCAGGACAGCAGTCTCTAAGTCGAGACAGCTGTACTCCACTGGGTCTATCACTGGCATTCACCTGCACGCGCCCTTGTTGGACGCGTTCAAGCTGTCGGTTCTTTCAAGTCTCGCGATCCTCGCGTTACTATGAGGACCGTTGAGAAACTGAAAGGAACATCACATGGCCTTCGGAACCACGCTAACCATCACAGTTGATGGCAACGCAAAGGTCCTTAACAGGATTAACCAGGATAACTACGGCTCCGAGTATTCGTTGCTCGGTGACACAGATTCCTGGAATCTGAAGATTCGGCACTCCACTGATTCTGTGGACTCGGATGGGATGACGATGCTCAGGCACAATGTGTACCTGGAACACGTTACCTACGCCACCTCGACGACTCCTATGTATAAGGAGACGTTCACAGTGACACTCCGAGCTGGCAAATACGATGGCACCGGTAACCTTACCGATGTCAGCGAAGCCATGGTTGCCTATCTGGCGGCATCGACCTACGCAGTTGTTGGGGATCTCGTCTTGGGCCTCAACTGAGGCTTTGGACTTGACCCTTTCGGCTGTTACGGTCTTACACCGTCAGTCCTTCAGGTGTCCACTTATGATCCGGTCGGATTAAGGCCCCGGCCGGGGAGGTGGATCTTGGTTCCTAGTAGGTCACGTAGACGGCTTCCAAACGGGAGTTTGTCGCCGTGAAAAGCTACGCAACCTTTGTGATGGCACTGTATGAGGGCATCTTTTCAGATGCCGCCATTAGGTGGCCCGACGCAAGAAACTCTATGAGGATGGACATGTCCTACCTCCGTAGAGCCTTCGAACAGAGGGGGTTGGCGTTCTTCACGCTTACCCTCCCAAGCTACGGCCTTTGGATCGATCGATCCTTGGACCGTGGTTCCTTCGCTGCAACGTCTGAAATCCCTCGCGGGATCAAGATTAGCAGGGGGAGACCCGAACTATTCCGGGGAGTCCTAATGAAGGTGTTCGATACTTGTGGAAAGCTAAAGTGCGATCCTGATCACGAGGCTGTCTTGTATCTTCGGACTCTATGTCAGAGCCTAAAGAAACTCGAAGTCCCCGTGGGAGCCAAGACACTGAGGAAAACCGTGAAGGAATTCTTTGATGTCGAAGCTCATCTTCCGAGAAGCCATCCGAATACTTGGGATAGCGATATCCCGCTTTGGGCGGAAAGACGTGGACATCCCCTATGGGGGGTTACTGCGTCCACTTCTCCAGAACAGCCGGATTTCTTCGGCCATTCTGATAGTCTTGTTCCTCATCCTCCTTGGGATACTCTTCGCGAACTCTCGCGTCGAGTCCTTTCGGAGTTTGGAGTCCCAGACTACTGGAAGCTCGCACCTAAGCATGGACCCGGTGCAGTCTCTGAGAAAGGTTGGGGCTCAAAGTATGAGTTCCCTAATTGGCCTCAGAAACTTGAGAACTGGTTCCCGTTCGACTGGTTCGGAGCAGGTGATCTTCACCTACGTTCCGGAACTCCAGCGAATTACGAACCATCCTCTAGGCTCATGGCAGTACCCAAGTCCCAGAAGGGGCCGAGGCTTATCTGCGCTGAGCCTATCGCCCACCAATGGATGCAACAAAGCATCTGGCGGTGGATGCGAGGACGAATCGGTGAGACGACCTTAGGTCGTTCCATCGACTTTGGTTCTCAGGAGGCGTCGCAACGTGCGGCGCTCTCTGCATCACATGATGGTACTTTGGCGACGCTCGACTTGAGCGCCGCTTCAGACAGGCTCTCTACCCGGCTCGTCGAATATGTGTTTCAGGGGTCTGAACTCCTGGATCACATGCACGCGTGTCGGACAAGGAGCATGAAACAATCGTTGGACGATCGGCTTCCAAGCCTGATCGTTTTGCGAAAGTTTGCCACCATGGGGTCGGCGTTGACTTTTCCAGTCCAGTCGATAGTTTTCACTATCCTCGCCGTATGGGCACTACGCCTGTACGAGGGACGTGAGTCCGATTGGAAGGGCTGGAAAGCCGATTTCGACCGAGTCCGCGTGTTTGGGGATGATTTGATTGTTCCCATTCACGCGTACGGGATCACCAAATTCGTTCTACACGAATGTGGTTTGCGTGTTAATGTCGACAAGTCCTTCGGAGGTTACTACTTCCGGGAGTCTTGCGGCATGGACGCTTTTGATGGGGTCGACGTGACCCCTGCGCGTCACACGCTTCCGTACAGTGGCAACGCCTCTTCGACAGCGGCACTTGTTATGTACTCCAACAACCTCTTTAGTAAAGGTCTATGGAGAACCGCTGACGTAGTGTTTGGGACCATCCCTGTTAGCCAGCGAAAGTTGCTGGTGACAAATGGCCCCGAAGAGGGCGTTCTCGGCCTTCTCAGTTACTGCGGGTCTGATTCTCATCTCCGTAAAAAGAGGTGGGATGAGGACCTACAGCGCTGGTACGTGACTC